GGCTGGGCATAGCTACCCATTTTGGCGAGTGCCTCATCGCTTTCTCCTATCTGAGGGCCTAAGCGTGAAAGTATGGTTTGAAAGGTAGCGAGGTTGTCAGTAGCCGTACCCCCGAACTCTTTGGCAAGGTTACGAGCCTTTCCCCCAAGCTTATCCAAATCGTCTCCTGTAATACCTGTAATAGCGGCTACATCCAGTAATGACTTTTCATAATCGGCTCCTACTTGTGCAGCCTCTGAAAACTTTTGAGTGATATTCAAAAATCCTTGTGAAGCCGCTTGCCAATCGATAGGGCGCATACTGGTAGCCAACTTATCCCACCCTTCTTTCATACTACTTACCAGATTTTTCCAAGTATTTCGCATACTCTCAGCGGCACGCCTCACATTATCTTGTGCAGTGTGCAAAGGTTGCGATACATTATCTTTGGCTTCAAAAGTCCACGTTGTAGTGTGATTCACGGTTGCGGAGTATTAGGGGTTAGATTGTTTGCTAATTTCGTTCAGGACTTCTACCAAGGCGCGCTTTACGGCTCGGTATAGAAGTTGTTCTTGGCATTTCATACTAAAATCAAGGGCTTTAAAATGCTCCTGCCAGTCTGTATCATTCATTGTTTCGGGCTGCTGCCCATTGGCGCGGAGTAATGCATCTATGCCCTCTATAAAGTCGTACGCTTCTAAGGATAGTAGCGACGACTCTACACTTTTTTTAAGGCTACCTTTGAACTTTGCAATAGCTTACTAAGCTCGGTAATCAGGCCCATATAGATAGAAGCATCATTTTCCAACCACTCCATATCACCCTCCAATACACAATTCTTTACCAAAGCCTCATTAGCTTTGTCGGGGTTTTCTTGGTACTCTTTAGAGGTCACTAAAGAAAGTAAGTGCTTGTTAGGTTTTTTCACTAAAAAGTAAGCGGGTTCCTCACTGGCTTCCCCCTCCTTAGTAAAGGTAGTACCTGATGGATACACGGCTATTTCTCTTACCACATTAGGGTATTTAGCTTTGTAATTTTCAATATCAGCTTCAGTGTATTTTTTCATTTTAAACAGCTTTTAAAAGGTTTTTAAATATTCCAGTCAATATGACTTACAATAAGGTCGAACTTAATAGCTATAGAGCCGTCTCCTTGCTTGATAGCCATTTCAGTTCCTAAGAACTCAGCATTGCGTATTATATCCTTAATGATAAGTCCACTGGGGGCTTCATAGATAACAGGAATGTCGAAAGGCTCAATATCCTGCAGGCGGGTACCTTTGGGGAGCGAGCGGTGTATGCCGTCTACCTCTTCTTTAAGAATGGTAATAGAAGCCTTTGCCTCGTAGTTCTCCTCTGTGCGTCCTATGGGGAAGCCTCCTGCACCCATAATATTTGATTTTTTGGTACTATCCGAATAGTTAATTTCGATAATACCTACCACATCGCGCCCCAAAAGGTTGAGGGTTACACAGTTCCACCCTTTTAGTTTGCCAAAGTGATTGATAACGTTTGTATTTTTTGCCATAGTATTATAGATTAGAGGTTAAACCAATTTCACCCTCAATAGCGTGTAGTATATCATCAGGTACCAGGCGTATTTTTACCTTTAAAGGCATTTCCTCTGTTACGGTTTGCTTGGCGTCAATACTCACCGCATAACCACTAATTTCGCCCGTTACTACCATTTGTCTTTCGATAGCTTTTCCTGCTAATTCTTGTAAGGAGGTAACAATACTATCTTTGAGGTAGCCTGTTTGTGGGTTTTTAGGCAGCTTACTTTTGATACGTGGTGAGAGGGTTTGTCTTACTAAGCGTGCCGCCTTATTCCATACTCTATTGTTTTCAATATAAGTATAATCAGACGCCTTGCTCACACAGGTAGGAGAGTTTGAAAGGAAAAAGCCTGCCATATCGGCATATTGCCCTGCCAAAATGTACCCTTTATCATTGAGTAGTTTCAGCTGCTCATTGCTAAGTTCCTCCGCACTTTGCCCAGTAGATATACCCCCGCTGATATAGCGTTTTTTACCCTCATCAGTAAGAGGATAAGTATTGCCTCCTTTGGCATTTTCAGGTTTGTTTTCAATGTCTACAGAACCTAAATTTTCACTCACGTTGCGCACCGATAACATACCCAAAGCACTACCTATACTGGCGTGGTACTTGTAAGCCTCATCTATAGTGGCAATACCTTTGTCTTGTGCAATTATTACCGATACTTGTGGAGCGTTTTTTTCTTTCAGGTCAGCAAAGTTATTCACCGCTAAGCCGTCTTTTCCTTTGCCCTCTACAAGCACAAAGTCTATCAATATACCATCAGGTTTTACTGCTTCTACGATTTGGGTTTGTAACTCTTCTACATCGCTGGCAATAGTGGAAAGGTCATTGGTAAATCCAAAGAGCCCTACCCCTTTTACCTGCTTGTTAGCACGGATAGCTTTTACTATCTGCGCTGTACTATCCTGTATTTTACCTACTGCTACTGGTAGGAAAATGATATGGCTTTCGGGAGCTAAGCGGAAGACTTCAGATAGGTGATAGTGAGTTAATGCCTTTTGATTGGCATCCAAACTTTCAGTAACACCTACCGCTTCTGCATCCTTTAGCTGAATAAAAGATTTAGTTTCTCCGTGTGTGAGTTGGGTGCCTGCCACAGCCATTGCGGCAACTATTAAAAACAAATTGTCTTTAGTAGAAGCAGTACGCCCTAACCCTCCTTCAGCTTTTTTAAATGTAAATCCTTTGAGTTGTCCCATTTGTTATTCAGTTTTTTGTTCGTCGTCTTCTGTAGGCTCTTCAGTTTCTGTTTTTCCTTGTACAGTAGCTCCTTCTACTTTAGAATTTTCTGTTTTACCCTCTTTATCTTTTTTGATTTGCGGTACCTTGTTTGCTAACTTCACACTTTTGCTATTGTCAAAGGTATATACCTTGCTATCAATAGAAGATGCGTGGAGCTGAGCGCGATTTTTTTCGTAGAAGACTTGTCCGTCTTCGGTGGCAAATACTTCCTCGAGGTCATTGGCTTGCATTACTTCTACAGCGATAGCTAATAGTTGTATGTATGTTTTTGGATTTTCCATTGTTTAAATTGAGTTTAAAAGGTTTTTAAAAATAAGGGGTGGGCTTACGGGCGCACCCCGTCTATTAACTACCACTGATGATAGCAGCTGTACCTTCGTCTTTGATAGCTACACATACGAAGTGCATTTCAAAGCCTATAGTGTGCTTACGACCCTCTGGGTTTTCACTCTTCTCGCGCGCATAGCGTACGGCACTACCTACTGCCTTGACGGTGTAGTTTTTGTGGAACACAATAGAGGCTTCTTTCCCTTGAGGTACTGCTCCAAAGGCTTCTTTTTCGCCGTTGTGGTAAGTAGGGGCATAAGTACTCTCGTAGATTTCAAAGCCGTAGTAATTGTCGGCTATTTTGCCGCTATTAGCGTCTTGATAGCGAGTTTTGAAAGCTAAGTCCTCAATGAGCAAGTCGGCAACGTGGTCTGAGCAAAGCACTAATACACGCCCTTTTTTAGGCACTTTGAGTTTGTCTAGTAGCTTTTTAAGCCTAATCAAGTCCTTAGCGATAAGTCGCTTGCGTCCTGTACCATCGTCTTCTCCTGTAGTTACAATTACGGGGGTTTTGCTGGTATTTTTTTGAGGAGCGATAGATACTAAGGCGTGTTCGGCAGTTCTATCTTCGAGGGTTTCTCGGTGTTGTACTTGTACATCGCTTACCTTCTCATAAGGTAATGCGTAAAGCTCATCAGTAGTAACCTCTGTGTTTTCGGTCTCATACTTGTTGAGCGATATTATCACCTTGCCGTCTTCACGTTGCTGGGAGGCAATGGGGTAGACAGTGTTATTAATAAGCACCTTTGGGGCAAGTCCTCGTACAGGTATTTTAATAACATCGTTGTTTAACCATTCGGGTTTTGATTTTACAGCACCGAGCCATTCGTTCTCGTGCCTGAATTGGGTAATGAGCTCTGTTACAGCAAGCTCATTTTTTAGGGGTAGGTTTTCGCTTCTTATTGGCATTTTCTATTTGTTTTTTTGTTGTTGATAGATTGCGTTAAGCTCTCTCACTTTTTGAGGGTCAGAAGCCATTAGCTCTTCTAAGGCTTGTGGATCCTTGGTGAGATAGTCGTTTAATGACCAATTGCTTTTGTCGGTAGCATTTTGGGCAGTGTGTTGGATAGACTGTGAAGCAGGTTTTGGAGCTTCAATATCGTCTAACAAAGCGGCGGTTTTGTCGTAATCGGCATTGGCAAGGCTTATGTATAAGTCCTTTTTGTCGGCTGCTATTTTTTTGTCGAGGATAGCTTTATTTACTAACTTTTCGGCGCGTGCGCTGGCTTGGGCTTTGGTTTGCGCCTCGTGTTGTTTGAGGGCAGCAATACGTTCTTTAATTTGCTCATCGGTGGCATTGGCTGCCATACCGAGTGCGGAAATAAGCTCGTTTTTATCCATTGGTGTTATAATTTTAGGGTTTGTTACTACATTGGGTTGTGGCAGGTGTTTGCAGCCACAGGCTTGCATCATTGCTACTGTTTCGGTAGTGATTTCGGGGTCGCCATCTGTAATCTCGGTGATGAGCCCTAATTCCTTAGCCTCGGTAGCGTTAAGCCAATAGTCTTGTTGCCACAGCTGGTCTATCTCTTCAGTGGTTTTACTAAAACGGCTGGCATAGACTTCTCTGTATTGAGCGGTAAGGTTTTCAAGGTGTTTTTCTTCTGCTTTGAGCTGGTCGATATTGCCATAAAAGTCAGTAATGGGTTTGTGTATCATAAATTGCGAGCTCTTATAGGCTTTCGCAGGAAAATGTGCCATTATATAAGTGCCTGCCGAAGCTACCAATGCGCCTGCGGTAACGGTTACGCTACTCATTCGCTTGAGCTGATTGACGATTTCAGTAGCTTCATATACTGAACCGCCTTGTGTGTTGAGATATACAGTAGCAGTAGTGATACCTTGTTTAAGGGCTCTATCTACCTCATAACTGAAGTCGGAAGCCGTCCAGCCATAGTATATCACCCCTGTAATACTGAGTTCTAACACTCCTGCTTGAGCATTGATTTTTGCGATAATATTTGAGGGTTTGTTATTCATAGTCTTTAGCCTTTGGGCTGCTATTTGTTGGTGCAAAATTCCAAAGAAGGAGGCAGGCTTGCAAATTGGTGTCCCAAAATAGGCAGTAAATCCGACCTAAAATAGGCAGTAAATTCGACCTATTTTGGGACGACAATTTTTATACATTAGGGGCTTTGTGGAACTTTGCACTGCTAAAAAGTAGAAGTATGGCAAAAGAAATAGAGAAAAAATCGGCACGTATCTTATTCATTGAGCAAGGCAAATCGGCTGAAGAGATTGCGGGACAGCTCGGTGTTAATAAGCGTACTGTAGACCGCTGGGCTACGGAGGGTGAATGGCGCAAAATACGCGATGCTAAAGCTAATTCGGGCAAGGAACGCATTGAGCGTACCCAGCTGGTAGTAGACTCGCTTACTGACCGCCGTTTGCAGGTGATTGAACAGATAAAGGAGAAAGAAGCCGAGATAAAGTATGCCGATAAAGAAGAGGAGAGTTCTCTACAGAAAGAACTATTGGAGCTGCGCAAGGAATGTGCCTCAATTGACGATGCTATCGCTAAGTGGAACAAGCGTATTGAAAACCTTATAAAGGGTACTAAAATAACCCTTTCGATGTATATAGAAGTAATGGAGAGTATTTTTGAAGCCTTGCGCCTCAAAGATGAGAAGCTCTATATACTTACTTTAGATTTCCAAGAGGAACACCTGCACGAGGTAGCCGATAAAAAGTTTTAAGTAATGAAAGTAGAAGATAAAATAGCAAAAGAACGCTACTTACAGAAGATAGCCTTTGCCAAGAGTGCAGGGGCACGTTTCGCCAATGAAACTGCTGAGGAGCGCAAGGCAAACATAGAGGCTTGTCGTAAAAACCCACGCCTAATGGTGGAACGCTACTTTCCTCACTATGCCGATGCTCCTTGTGCTGACTTCCAAATAGAATGGGCTAAAATGGTACAAAAGAACCCTACTTTTAAGGGGTTTTGCCAATGGGGGCGTGCGCTTGCTAAATCGGTATGGAATGATATTTTTCTGCCCTTTTGGCTGTGGTTGCAAGGCGAACCTATGTACTTGGTGATTATTGGTAATAGTTATGAGCGTGCCGAGCAGCTGTTGGAGGATATCAAAGCAGAGTTTGAAGCTAACCCGCGTATCCTTGCCGACTTTGGTGAGCAAAAACAATTGGGCACTTGGGAAGACGGCTTCTTTATTACCAAAGGTGGCTTTATAGGGCAGGCTCTTGGTATGGGACAAAATACACGTGGGCTTCGTGTGAAAAACAAACGCCCTACCTTTATCGTAGCTGACGACTTGGAGGATAAGGAAATTAACAAGAACCCACGCCGACAAGAGGAAGTAGTAAAGTGGATAGATACGGCTCTTATTCCTACTATGGACGGCAAATATCGCCGCTTTGTACAGGCAAACAACCGCTTTGCCCCCGTGATGATACAAACAATACTACAAGACAAGCACCCTAAGTGGAGGGTACACCAAGTGAATGCTTATGACCCTGTAACCTACGCCCCTATGTGGGTGGGTAAATATGATGATACCTACTTCTATGAGTTGGTGTATGGTGCAGACGGCATAGGTGAATTAGCTGCTAATGCCGAGTATAACAATAGTCCTTACATTGAGGGAGTAATTTTTAAAGAGGAGCAATTCCAATGGGTAAAACTCCCCCAACTTCGTACTATGGAGTACATCATCGGGCATTGGGATATTGCCTACGCGGGCAATGCCACCAGTGACTACAATGCCGTAGTGGTAGAGGGTATTAAAGAACGTAAGTTCTATGTGATTGATACCTTTTGCCGCCAGACGAAAATGAGGGCAGCTTTGGAATGGATGTGTCAGTTTCAAAAGCACCTACCTGCAGGGGTAGTGGTACATTGGCAGTATGAAGCCCAGTTCTGGAATGATGAGGTACAACGTACTATACGAGAGGTAGAAAAAGAAACTGGCGTTACCCTCAATCTAACCAAGCGTACTTTAGATAAAGCCCGTAAGATTGACCGTATGATGAGTATGCAGCCTTACTATCAGAATGGGCGTGTCTTCTACAATGAAGCCCTTAAAGGCTCAGTAGATATGCAAACAGGTACGGGGCAACTTAAGAGTATAGAACCTCAGTATAAAACCCACGACGACTGGCCTGATGCCCACCAAATCTGTACTACCGACCTGGAAGCCTATATGCCTAACAATAGCTTTAAAGTGCTAATGGGCAAAATGAAAACCTTTAATCGCTGGTAAAATTATGTATTATATCCGAAAAGAAAACCTTATATCTAAAGCCTTTGAGCGGGCGATTGATGAGAGTAGCAAGGACTTTGAGCAAGCCCTGACTGATAGCGAAGCCGAGCATATCGCTATTTTTAAAACGCTTTTAAAACGCTTTTACGATGTAGAGAAAATATTTAACCCTAATGCTCCTATCTATAACGACTTATTAGGGCGTATGCTTACCTTCTTGGTTTTGCACGATGTTTTCTCACGTAACGCCTACCGCAAGTATAACCCTAATAGTAATACCGAAAAACAAAAGGAATGGGCTGAAGCACTCTTAGACAAATTATCTAAGGGTATTTATATATTGGAGGACTTGCCTAAGCCTCCTACCAATGAGCAAAAGGGAAGCTCAGCACGCTTCCTCTATGGTAACCTTACTAACAACGACTTTTATATCTAATAACCAATGAATATCTTACAAAAAGCCTATAACCGTGTACAAGCCTACTTTGTAGCCAGTGCCCCCTTTGCTATGCTCAAAATGGCATTAGCAGGACGCACCAATACTGCCGCTTCGCAATACATAAGCTACCAAGCCAAAATGTTGCGGGTGGAAACCCTTAACGATTGGAAAATGGGAGTAATGCTCGCTACCAACCCCGACAACCCCGAAAAGCTAAAGCTACGCCAATTATATGACAACTTAGAGCAAGACAACCATCTGGGCTCAGTGATTGAAAGCCGTATCGCCAAAACCCAACAGTCGCCTTTTCGCCTTGTGAACGCTAAGAAAGAACGTAACGAGGACGCTAAGGAACTTTTGGAAACGATGTGGTTTCAGGACTTTATCAAACTCGTACTGATGAGTAAGTTTCAAGGTACTACCCTTATTGAGCTGTTCAATACCGATGAGAAAGGCGAACTTACCGAAGTAACCGAAATAGAGCAACCCTACTTCAACCCCCTCAAAGGTATTGTACTGAAAGAAGCAGGCGACACTACAGGCACCCCCTACAAAGAAGGTAACCTTGCTAACTTCTATATCCAAGTGGGCAAGGACTACAACGATTTAGGACAATATGCTTTGGCAGCTCCTATTATCTTAGCTAAAAAACTTGGCTTAGGCTCGTGGTTGGACTTTATTGAAAAGTACGGCGTGCCTCCTCTGTTTATCACTACAGAAAGAGAAGACGATACACGCCTTAACGAACTCTTTGAAATGGCGACAAACTTCAAACGCAATGCCTTTATGGTAGGGCGTGGCAATGAAAAATTTGAGGTGCCTAACATCTCACAAAACAACAATGCCGAAGTCTTTGACACCCTCATCAAGCGCGCCGATAACGAAATCTCTAAACGCTTTTTAGGGGGTACAGGTCTCACCGATGAGAAAGGCTTTGTGGGCTCGGTAGAGGTACAGTTTGAGCTGGCTTCCTACCGCTTTCAAAGCGACAAACTGCTTGTAAAGCATATCATCAATAAGAAGCTCATACCACTGTTGGTAAAACTCTCACCTGCCTATGCGCCTTTAAAAGACTTGCGCTTTGAGTGGGACGACGAAGAGCCTCTTACTGCCGAGAAGTTCTGTAAAATGGTAGAAACATTAGGTGCTTATTACGACTTTGACCCCGAACAAGTAGAAACCATTACAGGGCTCAAGATAGTAGGTATAAAAAGCCAAACCCCTAACCTCCCACTCGTGGAAGGCTCAAAAAAAAAAGCCTATACGATAACGCCCTAAATGAGCGTTGGCAACTGCGCCGAGCTCTTTTGCGTACAGAGGAACTTTATACGCATAGCCACTGCGAATGTGCGCACGACACCCACTCCTTGGACCTTACAGGTTGGCTAAAGGTAATGGAGCAAATTGCCAAAGATAGATACAACGGCACTCTCAAAAAAGGAGAACTATCCGATGAGTATATTTTAGAAAACTACAAAGAACTAAACGGGGCTATGTGGGAGGGCTTTGGCAAAGATAACTTTAGGGTACATAAGCAAACGGGAGCTATCTCGCCCGAAGTGCTACAAATGCAGCGTAACCTATACAAGTTTAGCGGGGCAAAAAACTATGTACTCCTACAGCAGATAAATGAAATTTTACGTTCGGATAAAGGCAAAAATTGGCAAACGTTCCTACAAGAGGTACAGAAGCTAAACCCTAAGTACAACAAGAATTACCTTCAAGCCGAGTGGCAAACAGCTAAACAAGCGGGCTACCACGCTGCTAATTGGCAGGAGTATATCAGTATGAAAGATATTTACCCGAACCTAAAGTATATGACTGTAAAGGACAATAAAGTAAGGGAAAGCCACCAACTTTTGGACGGCTTTATAGCTCCTATTGACAGCAACTTTTGGAAGGTATGTTACCCACCCAATGGCTGGCGTTGCCGTTGCTATGTAGTACAAACAGCAGAACCCGCAAGTACAGGTGATATGCCGCAGCTCAGCGATAAGGACTTTCCTAAAGAGTTTCGTGGTAATATAGCCATTAGTGGACAGGTGTTCAAAGAGGATAGTACAAACCAAGGAAAACCTCACCCTTACTTTGCCCTCGCTTTAGATGCTGATAGCGACACCAAAAAAGCCTTTGAACTAAGCAAATTAAAAGCACCCTATACAGAAGTCTATGAGGCTAAAAATGGGGCTGTGGTAAAGGTAAGCCCCTTTGCAGACGAAAGCGACCTTGATAAAAACCTTAAAAGTGCTATTGTTATTGCTGATAACTTGGGGGTGAGTATGAATATACGCCCGCATTTGGAAATACAAAATCATAAGAACCCTGAATATGAGATAAATAGTAAAATTGCTGATAGAAAAGAAACAAGTTCTTATACAAGTGTAAAAAGCAACTTAGGAAAAGCAAAAGAGCAAGGAGCAGAAATTGTTGTTTTTGACCTTTCTGACTTCAAAAACTGGGAGGCTATTGGAGTTGTAAGAAGCTTAAAAGGGAAAATTTTAAGCTATAACAATAGAGAATGGTTAAAAGAAGTGTTTTTTATCTATGGAAATAAGGCTATCTCTTTTACAATAAAAGAGCTAATGACTGATTTTGATAAAGTAACTACCCGCCTAAAAGCAATAGAGCCTTAGCGGTGAAGCTAAGGCTCTATTGGGAGCGACTTGGATTTCTCCGCGTCGCGGTCTAATAATCACTTATTAGGCACTGCAAAAGTACAAATACTTTTTTAAATAGCAAATAAAAATGATTTAAATTCTATTTATGGCGAACTTTCAAACTCCTAACTTCGAGGCTATGGCAAGAGAGATATTTAAAAACATCTCGCCGAAGGTAGCCCAAAAAGCGCGGACTTTCTTTATGCAATCATTCATAAAGCAAGGCTTCACCGATGCCTCATTTATCCCTTGGGTAAGGCGTGTAGACGCGTTGCCTCATAAAACACTACAGCAGTCGCTTACGCTCAAGAATAGCCTGCGTATAGCCGAGCAATCGCCTGAAAGAGTGGTTATCTCAGCGGGTGAAAAACTAAGCTATGCAGCTATACACAACGAGGGGGGCACTATAACTGTGAAGGTAACTGATAGAATGCGAAAATACTTTTGGGCTATGTAAATTACAACCCACAGGCAACAGTTTTAAACCCTGCCAAGCAGTAGTAACACAGTGGAGTGGAGCGCACGAAAAGGTAACCTACGAAATCAATAATGGGCATCCACTATTAGAAGATAGCAAAGGAACTTGCCCTATTGGCGGCACTGATTGCATTGACATTATCAATCACGGACAAATCTCTGAGATCACAAGTCGCAATCTACATAATGCCGACCCTATTAAAATGGATATGATCAATCCTTTTATAGATTTTAGAGAATTTACTTTTACTGAACTTGCTAAGAAAGTCAAACCTGTTATACAGAAGATTGAATGTACAACTTTATCCACAGAAGAAGATAAAAGAATTATTATTGGTAAATCATATACCTTTAGGATTAGCAAATATGAAAATGACATTTTACCCTTAGAAGAAGAGAAAAAGCAAATCAAATGGGAAATATTTTTTGGTGAAGGTAGTGGAATAACAGTAATAGAACATAAGGGAGGAGAGGAGTTTATTTTTGATACTTCTGAGTGTAATATTGATGACACAGAAATTATTGTTTATGCATTTTTTGAGGATAAAAATAAAGAAGCTCAATTGCAAATATCAATAAAGAATGATTATGCTGTAGTAGTTGGATTTGAAGTAAATAAACCAGA